TAGCTTTAGGGGACTCTAGTTTGCCTTTGTTGGGACCTGTATGGGAAGCATCCATACCATCACCATTACCGTAGGTGCCAAGTTTACGGTTTAATTTATTAGCATTAGTACGGATCTTAAGACCCTCCTTTGTTTTATTGTAAGCAGCTTGTTGCTTAAGACGCTTAGCCTTAGCTTTAGGGTTGTTTTTGTAGTAACTAGACGTGCGACTTGCCATAAAGCCTCTTTTGAATAAGTTCAGGGTCTACCTTAGGCATAATGGTGGCTAGTTTATCAAGGGGGTTGCCATCATATGCAACACCGCTGATGTCGTTTTTAGTCAACCAATCACAAGCTGCTTTAAGGTCAGCAGTAGAAGCCTCACCCGACTGAACCCTTTTGAGAAACTCTTCAGTAACAAGAGCGTGTAACTGGTTGAATTGATCCTCCGTTGCTTTCTTGTTAGCCATTACGTAGTACAATTTGATCTAGTTTATTTTCGATGCGGATCATGTGATCCTCCATCTTTTGTAAGGCGTTAGCTAGCTCTTGCCTTGGGACGTATTTCTCAGCAAACCTCAATTCAATGGAATCAATACGTTTATCTAGTTGATCCATACGAGTGTTTGATTTGCTGTTCATAGCTGCAATACCGCCACCAATGCCAATCACTAAAGACGCAACGCCTGTGATAAGGGCTTCAATCATTTTCCTTAAGTAGACGTTGTAACTTGGTGGCATATAGTGGATCAGTTGCGTATCCTTCCTTTACCAACAGTTGTGCACACTCATCAGGTGTAGAAGCACGGTTGACTCCTTTATATGTTTTGTAGTCCTTGTACCAGCGTTGTACTAAGTACGATACACAAGATTGTAGGTCAGGGAAGTTAAGAAACCCAGCAGTAATAGTGATCCACTTACCATCAATGAACTCTTTTGTCTCATGGTCAGTGCCAGATCCCTTGAGTCCAAAGTAGTTATGAGTGCCAGAGGTGTGTTTACCCCAGCCACTCTCTAGTGCCCATTGTGCAGCTACTACTTGTGGAAACTTAGCGCCTGCCTTAGAGGCTGCAGTTACCACCCCCGCCCAAGTGTTAGCAACAGTAGCAGCCGGTTGCGGAGTGTTGGTTGGGCGGAAGGTCATGAACCATCCAGTCCCTTTACCTTCTACTTCCCAACGCTTTAACCAGTTACGCCAGGTGTACTTGACATCTTTACCACCTTTACCAATAGTGACGTAACCACCATTGACATTATCCATCTCACCGTATGGATCATGGAAGATACCGTGTTCCCCATCATCACCAATCAAAAGCATCCAGTGGCCACCACCAACAGGGTTTGATGCATGGCCTTTATGTAGGATGCCAGTAGCAACTGGATAACCTGCCTTTAGTTCGTTGAGTAGATCCTGTCTTGTACCCTTTTGGTAGAAGGTAGCAAGGACACCATATTGCTGACAGGCTTTTATTTGACTAGTGGAGAGAGTAGTGTCACCGTATTTGAGAACTGTACGGAGGTAATCATCATCAGCATTACTACCTTTTAGCGCATCAGGACGTAGGTATTTAACAGCCATGGCGCATGTGCTAGAAAAACACATACGGTCTCCATGGCTGGTTGCACTGTCACGCTGTAGATAGTACTGCTTAACTTGCAGCAATACCATGATGATTACTTACCTCTAAAGGTGCGACGAATGCGACGAATAGTATCATCCTCAGTACGTGTCTTACTGAAGTAAGCAGCAGCCATAGAGATGGCCTGAGTAACACTATTAGCCTTACGTTTTTTAGTTACACCAAGATATTCAGATGTAATAAAAAGGATGAAAAAACCAAGCGTCTCATAAGACACTTTAATACCAAGGATGGTGATCATAATCAGCCCCAGGGAACGCCAGCAGCTTTAGAAGGAGCACGTTGCTCATCAAGCTGAGCTTGGAGAGCATTGCAAATTTCTTCGACTTTTTCATCGCCGAACTTCTCAAGCACCCAGCCAACTACGGTGCCTTCAGTCAATTCAGAGAAGGGGATCAGGTCGCCTTCAGGACGCTCAAGACCAAGAGAACCATACGCACCAGCACTGTAGGTATCGTCTTGTGCATTTACAGTATAGTGAACCACGAAGACGTAACCATCATTGGTTTCACGCTCAAGGTTTGCAATGTTCCAGGTAAAAGTGGTAGACATGATAAAAAATGTGTTTAGGTGATAAAAAATGAGCCCACCGGGATTGGTAGGCTCAAAAAGGGATTAGTGAGTAGGACTACTTGCCCCAGCGTTCCAGAACAGCACGGGCAAACTCAATGCAAGTAGGAGTTTCCGTGTCACCTGTTCTATAGATCAGATCAAAGAGTTCAAGAAGTTCTTTGTCGGTAGGAGGTTGCAGGTCTGTTGTTTTCATAGGTCTATGACGCCTAGAAGGGATAACCCATAGATGTGCAGCGTACATTGGTGTTGTACGTTCCAGAAGCCATTTGGAGCTGCAGATTGTCGCTAGACATTGTGTAAGTTCTCGCTGCAGGAGAGCCCTCAATAGTGCTGCTGCTTATTACAGCAACGGTTCCGCCTGACTTTGCGGCAACAACATCTAAGAAGCCAGCGCCCGCATCATTGTTTCCATAAACTATAATGTGAGCCGCAGCAGCAGAGGATAAACCTTGAATAGTACCAGTAAAAATTGTTTTTGCTGAAGTGGTTACGGATGAGGTGCGCTCCATCCCGACTTTTGACATCGAGCTTTGAGCACCTGTTGACCCTCCGCCAACAGAAGACGTCCCATTTACAGAAAGTGTGCCACCGTTACCGGCAGTAGACGTGCCAACTAACAACCTGCCGGAGCTGTCGATGCGGGCACGTTCTGTGCCGGCTCCCCGAAGGATTAAGCTGCCACTACTTGCACCTGCATAAAAGTCTATGTAATTATCAGTAGAAGTAGCAGCCTGAAGCCGAATAACATTATTGCTTGCGCTGTTTTCTGCACGGAAGGTATCACTGCCCGAGCTAGGTTGAACGACATGAGTTGCGGCGCTGGGGCTCGTAGTGCCAATCCCTAGTCCAGTTGAGGTGAGCCTCATCCTTTCGATTTCGTTTACCGCAAAACCAAGCGGATGATTTGTTGCTGTCCCTATCCTTGGGACATTGGCAACATTCTGAAGCCGAACAATGGACGTTCCGTTGCTTAGATCTAGATAACCATAATCGGCTGTATTGATCTTTACCGCATCTGTGCCCGCCGTTGTGACGGTTAGAGCATGAGTAACGCTCGAAGTCCCCACGCCTACGAGCCCTGCCGAGGTGATGCGCAGGCGTTCGCTGCCAGCCTGCTGAAACACATAAACGCTTGCAACTGCTTGGTCAAAGAAAATTGCAGAACTTGTTGTGGAGTTATTCTTTATAAGAAGGTTCTTGGAAGAGCCTTCAGCAACAATTCTCGTATCAGTGCCATCAGCGATGATGCCGACATACTGGGTAGAAGCGCCAGATCTGGTGAATCTAGATTCTCCGTTAACTTCTAGGCTTGCAGACGGGCTGACACCCACACCAACATTTCCGCTTGAATCAACAAACAACCGCCCAGTGCCATTAGTCGAGATGGCTACTTGGTCTGCGCCGGGGGAGTAGATGCCGGTGTTGGTGTCACCAGTAAACGTATAGGTAGGTGCAGCAGCAGAACCTACCGGAGGAAACTGTTTCTGAAGAGGATGACCCCCTACTGTACTGCCGTCATGAACGACGACTGTTTGTTTGGTTGTATCAATTGTAAGTTCACGCGCAGCACCCGTGAAAGTATTGTGCTCGCTAGTGGATCCACCACGCCGTTGTACTTGAGTAGCCATTAGATGATCGTTCCGTAGTTAATAGTTTGTGTGCCAAGGCTCATTGAAAGAAGGATGTCTGCCAACACTTCATTATCAAAGTGAGAGACTACGCTGGAAATAATGTCACCCCAGCTTTGGTTCGTTGTGACATTAAAAGCAGTAGAACCAGCTTGAGCAAGGATGCCAGCAGTATCATCACGGTATTGCAAAGCAAGAGCTTCGCTAGCGTCTGCATTCTGTTCAGACACCAAAGCATTGGAAGCACTGGTAGCTGCAGCACTAGCAGAACTAGCGGAGTTAACCGCACTAGTATTTGCATTGCTAGCTGATGTGGCTGCAGCCGCCGCAGAGGAAGACGCAGCATTCTGACTAACAAGTGCCGCAGCAGCACTACTAGCAGCATTAGCCGCTTGAGTAGGTGCAGCGTTAATTGCTGCAAGATTAGCTACAGTTGTGTTGATATTAGCCGTGTTACCAGCAACCGTAGTCACATTGGCATTGTTACCAGCAACAGCGTTGATGTTGGCGATGTTAGCTGCGTTGGTATTGATATTGGCAATACCAGTTGCAACGGTGTTGATGTTTGCGGTGTTACCTGCAACAGTGGTGACACTGGCAGCAATACCAGCAACAGTCCCTACGTTATTTGTCGGAGTGATCTGCCCAGCGACCGTGTTGATGTTCGTTGCATTGTTGGCAACGTTGACAACATCATTGACTTCAGGAGTCAGGCGGTGGAAGGTATAGGTATTGAGCGTACCAGTGCTGACAACCAACATCCCCACAGCTCCAGCAGGACTTGGAAGAGATGCAGGGATACCAGTGATGGTTACTGCAGTAGAACCTGTAGTGGTGGCGTTGGTGCTAGTACCAGCGGAATGGGTAAGACCACTGACACTTTGAAGGGAGACAACAGTACCAGCGTTGTCATTGATGTCTGGGTTACTTGTTGGGAAGGAGGTATGGTTTGCAACAGGTACAAAACCACCAACTTGATCCACAAGGCTGATGACACGAGCCTCAATGGCAGCAGTGGTAGCAACATACCCATCACTATTTGTCCATACATCGGTGCTCTTGATGGACTCAGTGTTGACGTTATAGAAGCGTGCATCCGCTTCTGTCTCGGTGTAGTAACGATTGTCTAGTTGACCGTTGTTGAGTTCAGTCTCAGTGTAATAACGGTTATCGAGCTGACCAGCATTTAACTCAGCCTTTGTATAGACGTTGGCTTCCAGAGCGGCCTGTGCGGCAGCAGTAGCGTTAGCTGTGTTAAGAGCAGTAGTTGCAGTAGCAGAAGCTGTATTAGCCGTAGTGACAGCAGCAGATGCATTGGTACTAGCTATATTGGCCGTAGACACAGCAGCACTAGCGTTGGTGCTAGCAGTGTTAGCTGTAGCTACTGCGGCACTGGCATTGGTAGAGGCAGTGTTGGCCGTTGCCGTAGCTGCGTTAGCTGTGGTAATCGCAGTGTTAGAGTTTGTAAGTGCTGTATTAGCTGTAGTATTAGCTGCTGCAACACTATTGTTAACTTCTTGGTTAACGTACAAGCCTTGAGTAAAGTTATCATTCAGATCCTGAGAGCGAATAGCGGAACCAGGATAGAAGACAGAAGAAACACTGGAGTCATCTGTCTGTCGATAGATAACAATAGCTGCTCCATTAGCAGGTGCTTGACCTGGTAAAAAGGCTACCTGACCTCCATCTTTGTTGGAATAGTTAAGACCAACCAAGTTATAATGAGTACCAACTGTCTTTAGGACACCAGCAACAGAAACCTTGATATCAGTTGGTTCAAGCCATTTAAAAGTAAAAGAAAATGGGCCTAGGTTAGACCCATTACCAGTGAATGTATTTTGTGTAGTTGCCATCTCTTAGGTTAGCGATACATTTGAGTAAGTCGTTCAATCTCTGCCTTACGACGATCAGCAGCTCGTGCAGCATCATCAATACGACCTTGCTTCATGAGGTTTTTATTGGTGAGTGATTCTTGGATAGAACGCCACATAGGCTCATTATCCTGCTGCATACGCAACTCAGCTGCCTTCTGGGCTTGAGACACGATGTCATTCATTACTGAATAGACTTCACTTTGAGCTGCTTGTATCTCTTCAGATGGACGACCTTGTACACGCATTGCACGAATACGATCCAACTGATCATTATACTTCTTGTTCTTGCTGAGTTTATCAAACTCCTTCCACAGTTGCTGTTCACCGATGTACTTATACAGTACTTCACGTTCCTGTGGGGTGTACTCATGGTTACCAGATGAGTCCTTACGAATCATTTGGATACCATCCCAGCCACTATCGATAAGCCACTGCCTCCATGGTTCCGTACCTTCGCTAATCTTAACTGGATTAACAGCATTAAGTGAACGAAGTACAGGATTGTCAATGTCATTAAGAGGCTTACCTGTGTAGATATCGATTTGATCCGGCAGTTGACTGGAGAAACCAGGAACCCTATTGGTAATATAACCAACTAGGTCATTGTAGATATCCTTTTGGGAGCTTGTGATAGCATTGGAGACAACACCAAGAGCGCCAGACATAGGAATAGCAGCTCGTACTTCATTAGCCAAGAACCTTGTAATAGCTGTTTCATCACCATTGGCAACAGCAACAACAGGCTCAAGGCCAGCCACCCATGACTTATTAACAAAGGTAGCAGAGAGTGTCCACGCTAGCTTATCAACGAACGACTCAGTAAGAGTAGAGCCGATATCACGAGAGTAATAGGCTAGGTCACCAACAAGAGTAAGGATAGTATCAAGAGGTTCATAGCCAGCATAGCTGACCCACTTACCTGCAACATTGATCGTCTTAGGTTGCCACCCAAAGTTATCACGAAGTTTCTTACGCTCACCAGCATTAACAGGACCATTGCCACGGATGTTACCACCAAGGGCATAACCAAGCATGGATGTGGATAGCAAAGAACCAAAGGCTACACGACCACGATATTCAGCCTCAAGACCTTTGAAGATAGCCATACCATTAGGTACACCATCATACACAATACCGTGCTCCATAAGAGCATCTTTGATCTTATCGATATCATCACCAGCCCACAGTACTTTGGAGTACCTGTTCATGCCAGGAAGAGTAGCGATAGGTGTGTAAGACATAGCAGACTTAACACCATTAACACCAGTCTTGGGGAACATGAAGAATGGCTTCAAGATAGGTAGCTTATTAATGCCACGAGTCAACCACGTAGCAGTCTCATCATCTAGGTTAAGTGAGATCTCCCCAGCAGCATTCTTAGCAGCAGCATCAGTTAGGTTACCGAGAGCATCAAAGGACTCATCATAAGCAATCTTCTCAGCCTTGGCTAACTGTTGAGCAAGTTCAGCACCTTTATAACCGATACCATACACTTCATCCCAAGCTCTAGCACGAGCTAGTTGCGAAGCAATAGTAGTTTGTACAAAAGCATCAGCACTGATCATTGCATTAGTGCCGTACTTAAACCAACGCCAGTTACCAAGATCATACAAAAACCTAGCAGACCTGTATTGGAAGAGACGCCCCCAGTTACCATCCTTCTCCCACACCTGTTCCATATCAGCTAAGGTGTCCCACAGGTTAGGGTTATAGTCAGTAACAAGGTCTTCACGTGCTAGTTCACGGAAGTCAGTGTTAGCGTCATTGCCCCATTTACCATTATTCCAGGTACGCTTAAAGGTATCCCAGGAATCAGCAAGTGCTCGCTTGTTAGTCTGCCAAAATGAACCGTAGACATGGGTAGCCTTACGGAGATCATCAACAGTATTGCGACCCATCAAAGCACCAATACCAGTACCAAGATATGCGTTACTAGTACGAAGGGTAAGAGCAACAGTGTTGCCAGTAATAGCCTTGAGAGCAGAGATACCAGACAGCATGTTGTTGTAACGCACCGACCACACACCTTGTGCAAAGGCATTAAGCCCTTCATCACCACTCTTAAGAAGACCCATAGGGCTAAGTTGCTTAGCACTCCACTTCATCAGCTTGTCAAGAGAGTCCACATCACCTTTTGACAATGCAAAAGCATCAATCAGAGGTTGTGCAGCATCAGGACGATCACGAGCAATAGTGAGGATCATATCCCGATAACCTTGAGCTTGAAGATTCTTTTCTTGCACCTTAAGGTCAAACTGTTCAGTTATCTGCTTAATAGCAGATTCCTTATCAGGTGACTCCTTGAGAAACTTCTGCCAACGATCTTGGTTCTTAAGCGCCCAACCTGCGATGTACTTATTGAGTGCATACTCTTCCATGAGGAAGGCAAGTCGATCACCAAGCATCTCAGTAACACGACTAAGGTCAGCAGTCTCAGGGAACGCTTTATAGCCCTCAGCAATGTCTGCTACTTCACGTCCTACGGTATCCATAGCACGAGCTGATGTTTCAGTAACAACTTGACCGATGTACTTATCAGTCAACTCACGCATAGCAAAGCCAATAGCTTCTGCTTGTACATCGTTGACATACTTAATAGAGCGACCATCAAGCAAGTTCTTAACATCACGGTTATCAAGGAAGAGGTTCTTAAGATCAGATACCTTATCAGTACCAATGATGTCATTGTAGATCTTCCATGCGGCATCACTCATCTGAGCTTTGGTGTACCTAAAACCCTCTACTGTTGCATCGAAATTACCAGTAGCACGAGTGCCTTCAGCTAGGTCTTCAATGAGGTTACGCGATACAGCATTACCTTTACTGAGGTCGTAGTAGGCACGCTCAGAAAGGATAGGAGCAGGGGTACCACCACTGTTACCAAGCTTGATAGCAGTAGTGTCAGCCATGTTACGAGCGATGTTACCAGGAGGGATGCTAAGAGCAGCAGTAGAACCCTCAGGGAACATGTTAGGAGTAACCATAGGATCAACACCACCAGCCCCCTCAGGATCGTCCATAAGGCGCCCTTTACCTACCTCATCGATCTGACTATCACGGCTGACCTGCTGACGCTCTACAAACGATTCTAGAGGGCTCTCAGTGAGCTCTGACGCTCCATTGTCAGCGTACTGTTTACTGAGCTTACCAGACTCACCATCAAGTGCTTTGATTTGAGAGTCAAGTTCACCAATGATATCCAGTTGTGCTCTAAGCGTTTCTTGATCTAGGGCAGGTGTAGAAGCTACTTGATCTAGTTGTCGCTGTAGCTCCATACGCTGAGTGTCAATCTCAGACAACCGAGTAGCAGTAGCAGAGTCAGCATTAACGAGTACCTCAGAAGATATAAATTCCTGAGCAACCTTATCGTTAGGCTTGAACCAATCCATTACTCCACGACCTGCAGCAGCAGAGTAACCGATGATATCACCAACAATACTGATACCAGCTGATTCGTAGATGTTACGTTGACGACGTTGTTCAGGAGAGTCAGTATCCTTAACGACAAGTGCATCAGGAACAGGCAACCAAGGTGCTGCCTCTTTCACAATCGTCGATACCGTATCACCTTCTGATTGATCGCTGATAGCGTTAACAGCTACATCACCAGCAACGTTAATACCAAGGGCAGAGAGACCACGAGCAACAGGACTGCCAGCCATACCAGCAGTACCGATACGTGATGCAGCACCAACACCAATGCTAGGTACAAGAACAGAAGATACTTGCCTTACCTTTTGAAAGCCAGGGTTTTTAAACTTAGTCTTAGCATCCCAGGCATCATCAATCCACTCAGCACCAGGAATACGACCAATGGCATCCATACCAAAGTCAATAATACCCATACCAACGGATCCAAGACCCTCAAGGGTACGTTGAGCGTAGGTACCAAGGTCTTCACCAAGGGTAGCATTAGGGTCACCACTGCCATAAATAAAGCCACTACCCCGGTTGAGTGGTTGTTGTGGTTGCTGTTGACCACCACCAGTAAGTTGTTGAACGGCTTGCTGTTGAGGAGACTTAACAGGTTGTACATTACCAGCAGCTGTATTCTCTGCTGGTGTAGCCTCCTTATACATTGTTTCAGGAGCTGTCTGAGGACTATAAGCTGGAGCTGCCTGTTGTAAAGTTTGCTCTTCAGCAAGTGCTTCAGCTTCTAGACGCTTCAGTTCTTCTTCATCAACATAGGGTGTTTGTGTCATAGAGTTTTACCATGTAAGAAACTGAAACGCCGTCCATCCGGCAGTTGAATAACCAATTTATCTCCGTGTTGTGTACGAGATTTAGATACAATACGTGCTCCATTCTGTAGGAACACTTTAGATCCCTTGGCTGTGCCATAGTCAATACCGTGAGAACCACGGGCTACATGTCCAGCAAAGGTATCAGTAACAGGAATACGGCTCAACGGAACACGTCCAAATTGAGGATCATCAACAACGACAAAGTTATCAAGAGCTTTAGATGAAAACTCCCTAGCAAACTCATTCTGTGGTGTGTTAGGGTTGTCTTGTTGTTTAACATCTAGGTGGGGACCAGTAGAAGTAGGCCCAATGTTGTCTGTAATGTAAGCAAGGGTAGGACGCATGAATGCTTGGTTACGTGCAGGAGTAGCTGCTGGTTTATACGGTTGATCAACATTAACGCCCATCTGTTGCATCACGCGAATGATCTTACTAGGATAGGCAGCTTCACCACCGGCATAGCCACCAGCTGCAATAGCTTCAATAGCTTGACGTGGTGTCTTAGCTCTAGACAGACCAGGAGCATATCTAGGATCAGTCATGAGGTTCAGGAAGTCCTTAGCAGACTCAAGAGGAGAAGCATAGTCCCTCCAATAGGAACCATTCTTCATAGTACCTTGACCAGGACGTGCTTTGATGTTAAAGACATTGTTCTTACCTGAGGTATACTTACCCCAGCCAGACTCCAATGCCCACATAGCAGCCATTACCTGAGGGAACTTAAACCCAGATGCATTACCAAGTGCTTGTACATCAGCAAAACCACTGTTACCTGTACGTACAGTAGCAGGTGCATTACCACTACCAATGATGGTGGTGTTAAGGCGGTCTTGTGTAAGAGGTTGAGCTAAAATACTACGTAGTACTGGATCATTGATTTGGTTAAGTTGATCCCTAAAGCCAGGCCTGACTTGACCCGTAAGTCCTGCCGCCTTAAGCTGTGCATTAAGGATCTGAACAGGAGTCATACCAGGTACTGCCCTAGACAAATCAGTGTAGATTTGCGGGATAGAGATCGGCTTACCGTTAGTGATACGGTTATTAATGTCCTTAAGTAAAGCAGGGCTAGCCAGTACCTCAGTATTGATTACGTTAGCATTAGCACGTACCTTCTTAATAACTTCAGAAGTAGTGATGACATTAATAGCAGCAGGAGCACCAGGATGCTTACCAGGTGTAAAGGCAGCATAGAATGCTTGGGTTTGTCCTGTCTTTGCTTGAGAAGAAGCAATAACAGCAAACGCACCTTTCTTGGTTTCAATAGCGGTTAGAACATCTAGACGTGCTTTATTAGCAGCGACACTAGGTTCCATTGTCTTAGCATACTGCTTGAACTTCTGATTGTACAGCTTGAGAGCATAGTCAGAAGCACCACGTAGGCTGTAGTGAGCACTACGATTAGTACTGTCACCAATCAGGTTCTGCTTAAGTGCATCAGTAAGTTCAGCCTTGATGGTCTCTTGTTTGATACCAGAATCAGATCGTTGTTGATCCAGCTGTTGAGCACGGTTACGCCATGTCTCACGTACCTCAATAGGCACACCAGGTTGATCAACATCATCAGCAGTTAGAGTTCCTTGTTCATATTGCTCACGGAACTGCTTAGTCCAGAAGTCAGCGTTTTGCTGTTCGGTAGTAAAGGCAAGGTATGCTTGGAGACGATCAGTAGAAATACCTTTTGTCTTAGCTTCCTTAATGATAGAAGTAAGAGTCTCTTCATTAGGGTTGTTGTTCTTTACCCAATCAAGTAGTTGATTCTCCTGCTTCTTATTCTCACGACGCTCTTGTGCTTCAATGAGTTGAAACTCAGACTCTTGATCTTTCTTCCTGGAGTTAATAAGATCATCAACATCACGAGGGAATCGATCTCTCCAGCTACCTTGATCAGTCTGAGCCTCACCAAGGATACGTTCTACATCAGCATCTGAGTAGCGAGTAGTATCACTGAGTTCCTTAAAGATCTCAGACTTAGCAACTGCATTACCAACAGGTGTCACACCATCTTCACGATAGCTGCGTGAGATAGTCCTAAATGCCTCTGTAAGGCTCTCTCCATTCTTGGTGCGGGACAACACACTAAGTGCATCATCACGCATCGTAGAGGATTTATTGACGACATCAGACTTCCTAGCTGACTCAA